TCATTTTCTATTGCACTAGCAATGTTTATATTCAAATCAATTTCTTTCGTGTTTATAACTAATCTTTCATCGTTAACATCATAATCAGTGTTTCTAAACACATGTAAATTATTTATGTTTTCAATATCAAAAGTTCTGTTAACTCTAGTTGTATTATTAACCCATGATTTTTTGTTATCAATAACTTTTTCTAATTCAAAACCTGGTGATTTTGATATAGTTACTTTTTTACTTTCACCATTAACACATTCTTTAGTTAATTTTATATTGTCAATATAAACACAAATATAACCACATGAATTATTTATACTAATCGATAACTTAATCTTTTTATTTTTAATTTTATTGATTGTTTCTTCGTCAGTAATAAGTTGTGTAAAATTAACCCAATTAGAAGCAAAACTTTGTTTATTTAAACTTTTATTAAATGCTTTAACATCATTTTCAGATGTACCATAAGGTGATTCAAATAATAAATCACTTAACAAAGAATCTTTAACTGTATTACATGTCGATACATTTAAATTCTTTTCAGTATTTGTTAACCCATCTGGAGCTGTTAGTTCATAAGCCATTAAACTAGTACAACCAGTTGTCCATGTTTCAGTAGATTTTGGTAAAGAACAAAAATAGAAACCACTATTTTCTTGTTTTTCAAGTAAATATTCATAAAGATTCCCTTCACCAATAGTCGGTAACAACGGAAATTCACTTACTGTTACTACAGAACCATCTGATTCAATAACATCTAATGTAACACTAATGTCTAATGACTCTAAATTTTTAATAGGTGAAGAACAATTTTCACTTCTTGTTGTAGTACCTTGAGTAGCTGCTAGTTTATTTTGTATCGAGATAACATTTTGTTGACAAATAACTAATTTATCCTCAAGTGCCTCCATTTCATTTTTTAAATCTGATTTTGTGCCATATGGAATTTCACATTGGAATAATAATTCTTTGTTGAATTTACTAATCGATTGATTATTCAACGCCATAAAATCAGCTAAATCTGAAGATGTATATGAACCTGGTTCACCGTTAATAAATTTCTTATATTTTAATGGCCCTAACAACACTTCCAATTGATTCAATCCATCATTATCTTCATTTATACAGTAATAGTTACCATTACTTTCAAGTGAATAATAAGTACTATTATATTCATTCAATGCAGATGTGATATTACTAGATAAAGTTTCACATTCAGTTTCAGCTTCAGCTAATTGTTTTTGTAAATTCTTTATCGTTTCTAACGTATTAGGGTCAGTATCTGGTTTAACTAATAAACTAGATAAAGTTTCACAATCAAATTTAAATAAATAACTAAAATCAATTGTTAAATTACATGATTTATCATTTTTTTCAAAATTAAATGAAGCACCATCATCAAACACTGGGTTTAATGCTATTTTATATAAATCAAAAGAACATGTATCAGCAACTGGTTTCCATCTACATGTTTGTTTTTCTGCGTCCCAATAAAATGTGTCAGTATTAATATCTTTAAATAACCCAAGTGTGTTTTTAGCAAAGCTAAAAATATATGACATAGTATTTCCAAAAGTAGTATTTTTACTACAACAAAATTCACCAATATCGAATAATACTTTAGTACCGTATATATTATTATACATGTATATACTTATACTTCCGTCACTGTTAAAATATAGTGTTTCTTGTTTTGGCACATAACCATCGTAAGTATTATTATTGTTATAATATATTTCTCTGTTAGCTTCAACTTCAGTACCCATACTTTTTTTAATCGCACCAAGATATGCTCTACATGTTGAACCGAAATCTTCTAAATCAAATAAGTAACTCATATATATTTATTTATTTTTTATTTTTTTTATTTTACTTTCTATTATAGAATTCTGGTAATGTTTCACAACAACCAATAGCCCCTCTATCATTTGGTGAAAAAATACTGATTCGTCTAGCTTCAAAAATTTTTAATAAGAATGAACCAAATCCTCTACTAACATCATCTAACCCTTCTTTCGTTAATCTACATCCAAAACCAACTTCTTTTGTAAATGGGTCTTCTATACCAGATATCTTAGTTGTATATTTTGGTGGACAATTTGAACCATCTACAGTTACAACTGAATCCATACTATAACCATGTAACCTTTTAAACTTTAAAAAGTAATTACCACTATTTTCTGGTATTTGTATAGGGTTAATAAATGCTGGGTTTTCTATTGACCTATCAATTAATGTCCAATCACAAGCTACTTGACAACCACAATTATCTTTAACACAACAAACTAAACCAGATGTATTCATATAAACATCACTTGATTTAAGACCATCTTTCCACATAGTTTCTAAAAGTGTAGATTTACCACCAAGTGCTGTACAGCATTCTTTGTTTATAAAAAGACTATCCTTTATTGCTAAATAATTTCCGTTAAAATCACGTATTTCATAAACACCAACTTTAAAACCAGTATTTTCATCAGTATAACTTCCATATAGGTTTTCACATATTTGTGTTTTTTCATTATTTTTTTCTAAACAAATACTTAAAATGTCATCATCACCTTCACATGGACAACCACATTCAGTTGTTGGTGCTGTCGGCATAGGGTCTTTGATAAATTCAGCTTTATAAACAACACATTGACTAATATCCGAATTATCTTGGTTGACGATATCAACGTATGCTTCTCCGTTATAACTTGTTATATCGCCTTGATTATAATTTAAGAATAAATTAGATTCTTTAATATTTTCGGTTGATGTTTCTAATGTTGTTGCAGAAAAATTAAGTATTAATTTTCTAAATTGGTCGATATATGCACTACCACCATCATATGGTCCAGCATGTGGGTTATTACCTAACAATAAATCTAACGTTGAACCACTACCACCAGTTTGTCTAAACCATTTACCATTACCTTGGTAATACATATCATCAGTGTTAGCTAATGGTTTTGGATAACCATCACTATCTACTGGATAATTACTTAAATCAGTGCTTAAATTATTAGCTTCTAATAAATCAATAAATATATCGATATCAATCGGTGCTTTAGCTTTATAAATATGCTCATTAAAAGTTATTAAACCTTTAGGTATACTCATGAATCTTAATAAAAATTCAATAGATTTTCTAGCACCTTTTGATTTCCAAATCCATGGTGTGTTTAATATTATTCTTCTCCATAATTCCAAATCTGTTTCGGCTGGTGTTAAACCAACTGAATATCCAGAAAAAGAAGTATCAGCATAATCAACGAAATTGTTTAATAAACTACCATTAGTAATCACATTTACTAAATCCCAACCCAACACTTTAGCTAAATCTTTTAAATATTTATCTGGAACGTTGTCTTGTTTGTTATATGTAACTGTATGTGCTAATGATATACCTTCAATAAATTGGTTTATATCATCAAATGACCTACCGTAAATGTTAAGAGTTTTATTAACTTTTTGACCAGTTGATGTATCTTCGTGTTCTGGTGCTAAATGGACTGGAACTGTATCAAAAGCAGAAATTGATTCAGACACCAAAAATCTATTCATTAATGAAGTTTCATTTAAATCATAGTTATTTGTTATGTCTAATAACGAAATAGCATAATTAGTATAAGCATCTGAATTAAAATCAATATTATAACCATCAATTACTGGCCATGTAACTGATGTTTCAGTATACATTAAAATACCAGTTTCTGTTCTTATTGGGTATTCAAAAGTAGCTGTATATTTAGGTATAATTTGTCTATTTAACAAATATTCTTCAATACCAGTAAGATTATTGAAAAACTTGTTTTCTATTGTCTTATTAGGTTTGATATGGAAGGTAGAGTTACCAGTTGTTGTGTTAGCAGTAAATGGATTACCTTTAACTTTAAATTGAAGATAATCATTTTTAACATTAGTTGAACCAGTGAACTCTAAAACTGGGTATTCAGTATCGTTAATTAATATAACATATGAATTATAATTTATAGCAAAATTTCTTAAATCATTTGTTTCATTGAAAGTATCGACAATAGTACCATTTGTTAAATAGTTGATTTGGTATGGGTTAGAGATATAATTTGTATTTACTTTAAATGTACTAGTTTCATATAAACTATCATAAATATAATTTTCATATGTGTTAACAATACTATCAATACCATCAATATTAACCAATGTTGTTAAATATAAAGATGCTGGCCAATTAGTAATTATATTCTCTAAAGAAATACGCATATATTCAGTCATAGAACCAAATAATGCATAATTTTTTAATTTAGTTGTATCTAAATTTAAATACGTATTCGTATTTGTTTTTAATAATTGTTGAGTCTCTTCTAAAGTTAAATTTAAATTATCTAATGTGAAAAAATTAGTATAATTACCATTTAAAAAATTTTTATTTAATTTTGGGTCTAGGTTAGTTGTAATATTAAAATTTCCAGCAGTAAATAAAGAAGTACCACCATTGGCAGCAAATTGCAACCCAACTAAATCTGGGTCGAAATTTCTATATTCGATATTACCATTGTATACCGTTTTTTTAGAATATCCAGCTACTTTTACCTTTTTTGCCATTTTATGTATTAGATTTGAGTAATATTATTAAAAGTCTTAGCGAAATCAATAGCACTTCTTTGTTCTCTAATTTCATATAATGGAACACCAGTGAATTGGTCTTTAACTTCGTAAAGATTGTATTGTCTGTATATATCGTTATCAAAGTTGTAAATAGTGTAAATACCATCTTCAACACTTTTACTTTGGTTACCGTATAACGCAAATGCAAGAGTATCGAAATCGTGTTGTACCATTTCAACCTCAATCATAATTGGATTGAAGAAAGTATTAGTAATAATAACTTCTTGGTTAGGTTGACCAATAAATGGAAATGCATTTGGTTTTACATTTGGAGCCGATGACGGTGAAATAGTACAAAAAGTCAACGTTGAGTTATCGTTAAATCTATATCTAATAGCTTTTTGGTTTGTATTAGTTAAGTTTTGATTAACTGGTTCAGCTCTATTGTTTGACGTAATTACTCTAAAGAAATTGTTAATTTTAGCATCTGTACCAGTAGTTGTTGTATTTATATATTCTATTCTGTAACCAACTAACCCATTGTTTTCAAATCTATTAGCAAAACTTGATGGGATTGATGAGATATCAAATAACAAACCTTTTGTGTCTGGTAATGCAGATAAAACACCAACATCTACTATTCTAGTTCTAATTTCTGCTGGTTTTATTATTATCGTATAAAAACCTTTTGTTGAAAAATTAGCTACTGGTAATTTAAGTGTATACATACCACCAAATACTTCAAATGTTGTAACATTTGATTGAGATTTATTTGGGTTATCCATTTTCATTAACACGTCATTAGCGTTTAATTTAATTAATTCTGGGTTACCAATTTTATCCCTAGATGGTGTAAAATGATAGAAAATTTCAACATCATCTGGTGAAATATCCGCTGGTCTTACTATTCCATATGTTCCCGTTGCCATATATTACTTTTTTAATTCTTTATTTATAGCACTGACCATGATGTCAATTTCATGGTCAGTTAACTTATTTATTTCATCTAAAGATAATAACAAATAGTATGAAAGTAACCACTTGTTATTATATTCTTTTTCTTTTTCAGTCATTATTGTTTGGTTAATTTATAGAAGCCATTCCCATATCTTTCTAAACCTTTAATGTTTCTAATTTCTGACAACCTTAAATGTTTATCTAACACCGAGTTTTTACCTCTATCAATAAATACATCGTTTTGAACTTCTGGACGAGAAATTTTACCAAATAAATATTCTTCTTTGGTTATTGCAGATAATGATGTGTTTGTTTTGTTTGAACCTTCACCTATATATCTAACTATGGTTGTCGGTATATTTGTAAATTTACCATCTTTTTGAACACGTCTGGTTCTTATAAAATCTTCAAAATATAACCCAGTCATCTGATTTTTAGTCCCTAAATCAGAATCATCACTGGCATCAAAAACATACACTTTAGGGTCACCATCAGAAACTAATCTATCGATACCTAAAATAGTGTTAGAACTGGTTTCATAATTATCATAAAGTTCTTTGTTCATATCAAAACCAACTTTAAATGGTATTGCTATGTCATATGTTCTAACATCTTCTATTCTACTCTCAGTATAAGCAGTGATTGGTGTGAAACTATAATTGTAATAATTTTCAACATTCTTTGATGGATATCTTAACACACGCCATAAATTTTGCGGTGTTGTAATCGTATTAAAATAAGGTGTTGCTGCACCGTCCATAAAAGGAAAAACGTATCCTAACCCATATAATTTATTTGTTAATAAACTATAATCTGGTTTTGATTCATATTTTTCTTTTGGTAGATATTCAATATCAGTGAATAACCCCATATCATCGATAGTTTGAGTCAATAAAATTTTAACAAAAAAAGTGGTTGCGGTTAAAGTACCCCAAGTTTTTTTGTTATGTCTATCGATACTATCTTCTAGTAATATTTTTCTTTTTATAACTTCCATTATGTTGCATTAACTTCGTGTAATGTTACAGTAACTGTTTCATTATTATAAACTACATTTGTTGTGTTACTACCTTTATAAGTGTCATCAATTACATAATAATAACCAGTCGAAGTCCTTTTTAATTCGTATCTAGTATATAATTCATTAACCAATGATTCAATAGGTTGTGCTGTATTCTTAACCATTAAATTTGTTATTTTACCAGTTTTAGAGTTTCTAAATACAGCCTTCATATATAAATACTTTGATTGACCAATATTTAATTCAGTTTTATAATCATAAATGTGATAACCTTCAGCAAAACCCATAGGATAATAGAATGGGCTATCAACAACAAATTTAAGAGGAATTTGAGCAGCTGGTTTTGGATACCCATTTGGTAATAAATCTATAGGTTTTAATTCTGAAAATAATGTAATATAACTAACCAAGTTTTGTGTTAATGGGTTATCAGTATCATAAAAACCTAAAAATAAATGTGTTTCAGTAAATGACTCTTTTCTGAATTTAATATCATCATTAACAAAACCAATATCACCATAAAATCCTTTATATACCCCACTTTCGATTAAGTATACATCATATGTTATTGTTTTAATTTGTTTATCTAGTTTACTTAACGGTAAAAATCTAACTCTATCATAGTCTACAATTGGATTTATTGCATACTCAACTTCTGTTTCAACAAAAACTTTTTCAATTAATTCAGCGTTATCAACATCTTGATTTGTCATAACTATTGGAATATTGATTGTAGTTGCTGTTGAACCACTAGAATATAGTGATGGGTTTATTTTAAATTTATTAACAAACATCGTCTTGTTCTTTTGTTATGTATTTATCTGTTATTCTGTCACCAACTGGGTCTTCTGGGTATTTGCTATAATATAAACCCCACGCACCAAATGGGTCTTGTCTTTTAAGTGTTAGACAAAAATTTTGGTATAAGTAATGAGCATCATTTAAAAATGGGTAATCTAAAAATGTTTCTTGACTTTCATTCGTTCCTATGTCTAACATATCTCTCCACACATATGTTTCATCTGGTAATTGTACAGCATAACTAGGTATGTTATCTGTAAATTCATCACCTTGTTCAATATAAGAAGAAAAATCTCTTATTTTAATTCTATGAAATGGTTTATAATAGTAACCTTCATATCTAGGACCCAATGTTATTGTTTTTGTTGGAATCGGTGGTGGAGGTAAAACACCAACTTTTGTAGTATACGTAAGAGAAGGATTGCTTTCTCGATTGTTTGTGTTAAAACAATGATGCACATCAGCTAAAACAACTTCTAATAAAGTATTTGTATTATATTCAACTAAATCACCATAGAATAAATTATCACTAATTTTTATATCTTGTTGTAATGGGTCGTGTGAAGTAAACGGTGTTGTTGAATTACTATTATGTATTCTATTTATTACTGGAATCTTTTGTAAATAAGATATAGTATTACTATTTTTAAGTCTAGCATTATATGGTACCTCAATACCAGCTTTTATTTGAGTAAATAATTTATTACTATCAGTTTTGATAAAACTTAGATAAATCTCACTTAATGGTCGGCCAAGATTATCCGTTAAATCTTTCACATCAATATCTTCATTAAAAACTATTTGTACAAACGCATCGTTAAAAAAATTCTCACTAAATGCGACATTATATGTTTCATAATCATCAGTTTCTATAATTGGTGCTACTCTAGTTTTTATTTTTTTAAACAATCTAAAATAATATTCTGATTCAACTCCAGCAATAACTTTTTTAATTCTAGAAATCACTGAGATTGAATTAGCAGCATTATATGGTACATCAACAACAAAGAAATATTCTTTATCATCTCCATTATCTAAACCAGTTCTAACTACAACATATTCACCATCATAACCATTAGTACCAGTTATTCTAACAGTATCTGAAATTTCTAAATTATGACGACAAGATAAACCAATAGCTGTCATGTTCCTAGTTGATACTATTGCTTGTTTAACTGACGTTATTAATAAACCGCCATCAACCATTGGATGTGTTTTATTAGAAGAATATGGGTATGTTATAGTTACTTCCCAATTTTTAACTGGTGTTGGGTTTGGACTTGAATTATTATAAGGTTGTTTGTCTGACAATAATGAAAATCTCTCTCTTTTAGGTTCAACATCATAAAAAGTACATAACGCAGCCTTTGTTTTATCTGGTTCAAACGCACCAAACCAACCATCTTTTTCTTTTAAAAAATTCTTTAACGCAACTGGAAATGTGTAATCAGTATCATCTAGATTGTTATTATCTCTAGGATAACTATTATCTAAAAAATCATATGTATTAAACCAAGACCATGTAAATTTATTATTTAATGGTCCACCATCATTTAAATTGAATAATGGGTTAGACATGGTACTGTTAACAGTACCAACTATTCTATAAAAACTACATCTATTTCTTTCAACTATAAATCTTTCAGCAACATTTACAACTTCATCAATTTCATCTAAAGGTAATAGTTTCTGACTATTATTTAGATTAATTTTTAAATAGCTGTCACTGTTTGTATTTTCAGCTGACAATTCATCTTTTAATATTTGTCTTGTTCTTTCCATTCGTATAAATTATTTTGGTACTTTACATCCAACACTATCGATATAGTTTAATAGACCAGTAGTGTAAGGTGCAATACCACCAGTTGCGTCACCATTACTATCTTTACCTAAAGCTGTTGTAGGTAATGTAATAGTTGGTAATGTTCCAGATGCGGTACAACCTTTACTATCTGTTATTGTATATGTTATAACTGCTGAACCAGTATTACTAGGCATTTGACCCACAATTTCTTGTAAATGTGAAGAAATAGTTACAGTTTTTTCTGTACCACCATTAACTTTAAATTTAAAAGTATATGGACTTCTTTGCGTGTATGATTGGTCAGCTAAATAATGCGATATGTTAATTGCAAATGTAACAGTATTAGGGTCACATTGTTTAGTATTATCAATGTTGGTCGTATTAACATAAAGATTATCAATTGGTAATCTAATAGCACCTTCTTGCATTGTCACTACTGGACTTTCACATAACATATCATTCGATTTAAACTTAAACTCAAATCTATTAAGAGCTGAGAAAGTACTCTTAGGCATAACTAATTTAATTGGATTACTTGGACTTGTATAATTCTGTGTAATATATGGTGTTGCATTGGTCCAAGCACCACCATTATAACGGAATTCTAATTTTATGTTACTATAACCAGCCGAAGCTGCAAATAAATCAAGTATATAGTTATCTTTATCACATTGTTTAGCTAAAACAGTAAAACTTGCTGGATTTAAAATTAAACTTTCTGTATTAATTTCTGATATGCTAAATGTTAATGTTTGTGTTGTCCCGTAATCATCTACTACTGTTATTGTATACGAACCACTTGGTGCACTAGTACCTTGTGCTCCTAATGCTACATAACCATTAGGACCAACAGTTTTAACTGTATAAGGTCCTTTCCCACCAGTTATTGCGTAGTTAAATGCACCGTCAGCACCTAAATGACAACTAACATTTTTTAAACTAACTTGTGTTAAAGTTATTGGTGAAGGCCCATCTATTATTAAATTATTTATTATAATATTCGTAATACCGTCACTTATTTTTAGTTTATAACCATAATTTGGTGGTGTACTACCATCAGATGTGACTTGTGGTGGTAAATTTTCAATATTAAACGGAGTTGTAGTTAAATTACCACTATCCTTAACACTACCATTACTATTATAAAGTGTATAACTATAGATACCACTACCACCACCAACTGCTGTTATTGTTATTATAGCATCATTTGATGTTGATGTTGTAACTAGTTTAGTTACTTTAGCATCAGCATATAACGGTGGTGGACCATCGATAGCTATTGTTAAGTTAACAACGTTACCATTAGCGTCAATAACTTCTATATCATAAGACCCTATTGGTCCAGTTATAACAACATTTGTTGGTTGACCAGCAGAATCTAAAGGTATTGTACCATTTGAGTTAATTGGACCACTTACTGTATATGTAAATGGTGCTGTACCAGAAACAACACTAAATGTTATACTACCTAAAACCGTTTGATTATTAACTATTGCTTGTGGTTTTGATGATGCTATAATATTAAATTCTTTCTCTTTAACTGGTATACAGCTAGTGAAAAATCTTTTATTTAGTTTTTCTAAAGCACCTTTACCTGGTAATAAACCAAAATAAAAGAAATAAGAATTATTTATAGCTTGACCAAATTGTGTGTTTGAATTTGGTTGATAACCTCTAAAATCAATATAGTTCTGTCCATTATAAGTAGCGTTATCAGCAAATGGATAAAATGGTGTGTTAGTGATGTTAAAATCAGTTGAAAACGGTAATGATGTATATGGGAATGGTACGTTTAATTGCATAGGATAATCTTTATTTAAATAATAAAAAATATCTCTAAAAAATTTACCACCACCATCATCAATATCATCTTTACCGATAATACCGTCTGGTGGTATTTCAGTTGTACCAGAACCATCTCTTAATTCATCTAAATTAACACCATATTCACATATGTGTCTAATGTTTAAAGCTTGTCTATAATCAGAACTTAATCCAGTACAATCAATATCAAAAAATAACCCTTTAACTGCTGGTGTTAATGTAACTTGACCAGTTGTTTCAACGACAGCTGAATCACCAACAAATTCTACAGTATCTGGTGGCATTTTATATGTTGTTGGTATAAGATATTGTTGTAATTTAGGTATACCTTGCCAATCACAATCAAAAACAGAACCTAAACATATTATATCGGTTGCAAATAATCTATAACCAGTATCGTGTTTAGTAGCAGCGTAATATAAATTCTCACTAACTTTAATACCGTTTACAAATGTATTAACTTTTTTAATAACACCTTCTTTTAAAATTGTTTGTTTGTCTCTTTCTTGACAATCTTCAGAATTAACAGTTGCGTTATTACCATCTGGATAACATGTATCTAATAAATAATTCTGACGACAATCATTATCACCAACGTTATTGTTATTCCCATCAACACCACCTTGTGCAAAGAAATTTGGATTACAATCGTATTCACAAAACAATTCTCTACCTTTTCTTTTTTTCTTATATTTTAATAAAAACCCAAATAATCCACCATTTAACCAATCATTATAAAAATCAAATTGGAACATATTTAAAGCTTTTGCTATTATAAATGCAATACAATTGTCATAACCAGCTGCACTATAACCTTTCTCTGGTATACCTTGTACACCTGGGTAAAAATCTATTGGTCTACCTTCATCAATAACCCATTGGATATGACCACCATTAAACCCAGTGTTATCATCTGGGTCTGTTTGATTTGGTGTGTCTTTTTTACACCCAGGAGCATAGTCATTTGGTTCTCCATCACCACCAGGAAACGGACATTGTAATACTACACATCTCACATATTTTGGTAAAGGTCTTATCCAGTTACACGTAAAAGAAAGGAATGATAGTAATCTATAACAACCCCCTAACCAACTTGGTAAATCAATGATACAATTATCAGACCAATCACATAAGGTACGCATAAAACTGTTCCAAAGGTCAATAATTTGTCTAATAATCCAAATTAAAAAGTTAATAAAAGGAAAGAGGAAAGAATTTAATACCCAAATAATAAAAGTAATAATTTTAATTATAATACATATAATTAAAAAAATAGGGTTGAATTCAGTGTTGACTCTATTAAATGGTACTGGTGTTTTATTTCCATCATAATCAACATCTTTTAACCCAGTAAACGCTCTACTAAATTCAAAACCATTTGGTTGGAATCTAGGTATGAAATTTTTAACACTATATATTTTATTCCAATAAATGTCTCTAAAACTAATATCTTTTGTTTTTTCATCAAAAGTATAATCAATTTCGTCTTGTTTTCTAGGGTTGTTTGGAATTAAAAATTGTCCTCTAGTTCTTAACCTACCTTCGCCACCAGTGTTTTCCATACCAATTCTAAATCTAACACTAGCTCTAGTTGGTATACCTTTGTTTGAATCTTCTGAAGGTATTAGATTACCGAACTCATCAGTTATCATGTAATCTAAATTCATTGGTATTTGATAAGCCCAAGTTCCATCTTCATCAATTAAATCACCGTCTTTGATATCGAAAGATTCTATTTCACCTTCTTCAGTTTTTCTAATCATTTCGACCCTACCTTTTCCAGCAACTAAATCAGTTACTAATCCAACTTTTTTTCTAGGTCTACATCTTTTATTAACACTATTTTTTTCGTTATCACCAAAAATACTACCCATAAACATAGCTGAAGGTATAATATTATAATTCATGTCAATATCAGCTCTAGAAATACCAACTTCACATGTTTCACTATCACCCCAGAATGGTTCTACGTTAACTGCATAATTTGTTGATTTTATTTGAACTAAATTATTCAAATTTTTATCACCTTTATATTTTGTAGGGCTATCAAATTTATCAACTGGAGTTCCTTGACTGATTAAATCATAAGGTCTTTGTGAATAAATTCCAATGTCTGAAATATCTGCATCAACATGTATTGTATATGTCCCTAATGGAACACCAAAAAACATAAAGTCACCAGCTTCATTTGTTGTTGTTGTAAATTTATAATACTTACAATAAACATATTCTAATTCTGGATTATCTAATATTTCTCTTTTATTAGGAAAAGTACCAACTGGTGTAAAACAAACATTGTTTGTTTCACTATTTTTTGGTAATAAATTATATCTAATACCATCGCTATCAGTATCAGTTAATATTTCATATGGATATAACCCTTTAATTACAGAATCATTTTTATCATCTTCATCTAAAGGTATAAAAATACTAACTCTAGCGTTAGGTAACCCAACACCACTATTTATAATTACTCTACCAACAACAGCACCATAATCAGAACAAAAATTTCTATAAGCTTCTTCTTGACTTATCTTTAACGACAAAATCTCTAAAAAATCAAATTCTTGTTCTATTTGTACTTTAACATATTTATCACTACCGTTAGGTGTTGTTCTTATCCTAATTGTTTCTGACATAAAACTTTTTTATTTATTATATGTAATTTCTTCAGCGTCTAATAAATCAACGTCATCTTCATCGTATTCTTCATCATCGTCATCATCGTCATCGTCTTCATCACCTCTCTTTTTCAAAACACTACCTAGTATTTGAAAAACAATGTCTTTAACGTTGAATTCTTTATTTAAAACTATTATACTAAACATAAACCATATTATGGCTATGTTTATTATCGGTAATAACACCAATCCTAACAAAAAAACTAAACCTTTTAAGGCATAAAACCCAAGTCTTTTTGTTTTTGCTTTATACGTTAAATCACCAAATTTAATTTTAGGATTATTTGAAACATTTCCTTTGCAACCGCAACCCATATTATCTATTTTTTTTATTTTGTTATTTTACTAAATATAGTATTTTTAAATTAATAAATAAACCTTATTGTCTAACCCTAACCGATATATCTTTATTTGGGTATTTAATCTCAAACATAGAAATAGGGTCACCATATAATGTCATATCTTCAATATCTATTTGTCTAGTATCTTCATATAAATAAGGTTGACTAATTTCGTTTAAACTATATAACCCACCGCCAACTTTATTAAATAATCTTAATTGAATAACATTTAAAACACCACCTATATTATTTACAGTTTCAATTAATGGTGAAATATAAATGTTTTGACCCATTTCAAATTTATTTATGTCAAAATAATTTTTAATTTCATTTATTGCTTGTGAAACAACTTGTGATTGTGGTGCATTTTTATCTATAAATAAATCTACTTCTATTGATAAATTTATTATTCTACCATCAGTAACTTGGACATAATCATTTAACATTCTATAATCAGCTAAATAGTTAGTAATATTTTCTTTTAGCGTTGATGTAGATTCGTTACTTAATTTACTATTAGCATCTAACCCTAATACATAAATTTTTATTTTATTTGATTCTTCAAATATACCGCTTCTGAATGGTGAACCAAATCTTCCAGGTATCTGAGCCAATTTAGATTGATAATCTTTTAACGTCACAGCTCTATTTTGTGAAGCAAAGTTATATCTAACCATATTTTTAATTTCTTCGATAGTTGGTTGGTCTTTACCACCAATTGCTGGAAATAAATTGTTAACCTTTAGTGAGTTTTTAACACTTTGATTAATTGTCGCTGAAGGTCCACTTATTACCATATTAACAATACCAACACTTCTTATAGTGCTTGGACCTAAATTAGTGTCTGCACCACCACCAACTCTATATTTTATAAACATTGTAGTGTTAGGTGATGGTATTTCACCCAATGACATATTATTTATGAAATTACCTATTTGATTAACCAATACTGGATTTGTGTCAAACTCACATAAACTAGAAATGTCTTGAGAACCAGACCCAAATGTAATTTTTGTAAACCCTAAATCGGTATATTCACTTATGAATTTCTTATTAACACTTATCCATTTTCCTGGTCTTACGTTAGAACTATCAGAAGCTCTTGTTGTATCTTCAATAAAAACTTTATCTTCAGCTAATGCATCCATTTCAAACCATCTATTTTCCATATTTAAAAATTGGTCTGAAGATGGGTTAGATAAAAAGTTAGTACCAGGCAATGTAATAATTGAATCAACAGAAATAACGTTATTATCTGGTAATACAACTTCTAAAAATGGTCTAGAATCAACAGTACTAATAACTTTTTTTAATATTTTTGTATAACCGTTAATAACCATTTCTCGTTTTGTTAACGTATAATTTATCAATGAACCATTTGAATTAAAATTTGGTATAACTAATCTATTTGGTATACCGTTTACATTAAACGGTGAAGAAAAATCAACGTCTTCACTTAATTCAAATATTTTACCAGCACCAGCAACTTGCGAACCAGCTTTAATAACTGGTGCATAAGAAATATCAAATGTGTCACCAAAAACTGGTACTGTTACACTTAAATCAACAATCGTAGCACTTGCTTTTTTACCTGGAATTTTTAAACCAAATGTTCTTGCTAATGATAATAGTGATTTTCTTTCTTGTGCATAATCTATTTGCGTTTCAGCAAACATTCTATCTGTGTTGTATGATAACATATCACCAACAGCTGCATTTAATTCTAATAACATCATACCAACAGATGCGTCATTATAATCATTAAAGATATCTGGGTAATATTGTTTTACATAATTGATTAAGTCTGTTCTTATGTCAACATAGTTTCTTGACGTATAATTTACATTTGGCATAATTTATATATTAATTATTAACATGTCTGATGATTCAAAAACACCATCACTTATTGTATAACTCATAGTAACTACAGCTGCATATTCTGACTCTGGTGATTCATTTATATCTAACTGAGTTATTTTTAGATTAGGCAAAAATCTTTTTACCACTGTTGTTATTTCTTCTTTGATTCCTTCTTGCGTTAACGCATCGTTTGGTTCGAAAATAAATCGTAATAAATCCGTTCCAAATTCTGGGTTATATAATCTTTGACCTCTTCTGGTTAAAATTAAATGCATTAAATCAGCTTTAATCGCTTGATTGTCTTGTTCAGTTAAATCTAAGAAAAACCCTTTTTTACTATCTTTAAAAGGGTAATTTATGTTTATGTATTTACCGTTTGCCATAACTTTATTTATTAGATAAATATAATACTAAAAGATTTTTATAAGTAAATATGGGAAATAAAAAAAGGGGGTTCAAAAACCCCCTTAATTTTAATATATTTTTAGTATTTTTAAGCTGAACAACCAAAACATTCAAATTGACTGTCTTTTGGTTTTTCAACATGTGCTACTTGGCTACTAGCTAATTTTTTATTAGCTTCTAATTTAGATTTAGTTCTAGTATAATAAACACCAGTTTTTAAACCACCTTTCCATGCATACATAAGTGCTGAAGCTATTTTAGCGTATTTAGCATCTGAATGATATACGTTCAATGATTGTGATTGGTCAACATACTTATTTCTGATAATTGATAAATCTAACAATACTCTTTGTGGGATTTCCCATACATCTTTGTATCTATATCTGATATCTTCTGGTATTTCTACAATATTTTGTATACTACCTTCGTTACCAATAACTTTATCAATCATATCTCTATCCCATAAACCTAATTCTAATAATTCATTTACTAGATATTTGTTAACAATTAAGAATTCACCTTGACCTACACGTCTAGTAAACAAGTTAGCAGTAACTGGTTCAAATGATTCAAATACACCTAATAAAATTGCAGATGATGCAGTTGGCATTAGTGCTAATAATAAACTGTTTAACATTGGAATTGGTACTCCTTCTGGTAGTGGTGACCATCCTTCAATATAAGTTTTACCTTCTGAATATGGACTACCTTCCCATGCTGGATAGTTTCTACCTTGTTCAACAGCTAATATCATTGATTCTTCAACCGCAGCTTTATACATTGTTTCGAAGATATCTTTGTTCCATTGTTTAGCTTCTTCGGACTCATAAGCAATTTTTTTCTTAGCAAAAAAGTCAGCCATACCAGCAACACCAATCGCCAACGCTCTTTGGTCTTCACCAGCAGCTTGACTCCAATCGTCTGACCATTTATTTTTGTCTATTACCTTATTTAAAGCCTTTACAAGAACTTTTGTAGTCTTAGCAATAGTTTCTAGTGTGCTATGCTCAGAAAGGTTAACAGAAGCCAGCGTACACTGTGGAGTGTATTTTGGTCTTGATGCTTGGAATACTTCGATACAAAGATTACTTTGTTTGATAATCCCAATGTTTCTTTGCATGTTGTTTTTGTTAGCATTATCTTTAAACATTACATAAGGTCTACCACTTTCAACTTGCGATTTAATAAGTGAATCAAAAATAGTTTTAGGACTAACTTTCTTACCTAAACCTAATTCAACAGCTTTATTATATTCAGCAACAAATGCATCACCATGTAATTCATAAAGTGGTGTTAACCCAGCTTTTTTGATATCGTTAGGACAGAATGTATACCAATCTTCATTATTCTGTAATTTTTCCATGAATAAATCATTGATAACAACAGATGTAAATAAATCTCTAGTTCTTAATTGTTCATCACCAATTGGTAACGTTAAATCCAAGAAATCTAATATATCTCTATGCCATACTGATAAGTATAATGCACAACTTCCAGAACGAGAACCTTGTTTATAGAATCTCATTTTTGATTGAACCATATCTGCTAATCTTACAACACCACCAGCATTACCTTTGAAAGATTCAACGATGCTATCTTTACTACGTAAGTTATCGATTAATAAACCAATACCAGAACCTTCTTTAGATGCAGCTGCTATCTTTGTAAGTGTTTCTTCAATACCTTCAAATGAATCTTCATCTAAATGCGTTAAATTACATGAAATCATACCGTTTCT